GTTACCCATTCATGACCCCAGAAGGAAAGGAGGTATCGTACTCTGTCGGTAACCCGATGGGGGCGATGTCTTCTTGGTCGTCCTTCGCGCTCACTCACCACTTCGTGGTTTATGTTGCGTGCGTCAGGCTTGGTATGAAGTGGAGAACCAGTAAGTACGTCATCCTTGGAGATGACGTTCTTATTGGGGACTCCGTCCTAGCCGAAGAGTATCTGGCTCTGCTGAAGTCCCTTGGGGTAGAGGTATCCTCCTCGAAGACGTACGTGTCTTGTCACATGTGCGAATTCGCGAAGCGGTATCTCTTTGAGGGAGAGGAAGTTACTCCTTTCCCCGTTTCTTCCGTCACCTCCAACCTGGGAGACGTTAGTCTCCTAGTGTCGGCTCTGATGGGAGAGACCCGTAAGGGGCTGCGGCCGTCGTCAGGTATCCCTGGGGCAGTCGGGACCCTGTCCCGTGCCGTTGGCCGGAGCTATCGAACTAGTCGAGAGCTCTCCAAGATGGCACAGGAGGTCGAGCTCGGAACGCTTTTCGTCCAGGGATTCGTGGAGGCGGGGGAGTTCTTCCTCCGTCTTTTCCACACTCTCGACGATGCCTCCCGCGACTATCTCCACTCTCTGAGTGGGTCGGTCGTGGAAGTAGCGATCCGGGACTTCGTCCTGGGGTCCCTCTCGAAGAAACCATCTGCCATCGGCCCCCGTTTTCTCGCGGAGGTCGATCAGCTGATGAAGTCTTCGGGGCTTTTCGCGGTGACCGCCGACCGCATGTCCCTCGTCCCCGCGTACTCCGTCCTTGTCTCCTTCTCGGCTAAGGCGGGCCTCTTTTACAAGAGGGGCCTCCGGATCCTAGAGGGGGATGAGGGAAGTCTAGTGGGGGAGCAACTCGGCGAGATTCTCTCCGAGTCTCTCACTCTGGACAACCCTAGGATGGACTCCCGGGGTCGACAAGCGAGGGCATGGGGTCGGTTTGGACGCCTCCTCCGCCGCCACGGTAAGCTCGCCCTGAAGAAGTATCCCCGGGAAACCGGGGAGACTCGGAAGGTCGAGTTTATTACTCTCCCAGGAAAGTCTGCGGGGTACCCTATTGGGTCCCTTCATTCCGTTCTGGGGGGTCACCTTCCTCCGGTTCGCATTATTCGTGCGTACCGAAACCCCCCCCCTCCGGGGGGGTGAGGTCGGTTGGCGGGCGGGAGACGTGCCGGAACGGTCCCCACTCAGGCAGGGTGCCCACACCCTGTCCTGCTCCGGGGGAAAACTCTC